ATTCTCCGGCAGACGAAGAACGTGCAGCGAACGTGGGCGGACGAGATGGCCCGCCGCGTGCAGGAGCGCCTATCGGCCGGGGACGACTTCGAGGAGATCGTCGATGCCACCCGCGACCTCGGGGAGGAGCACGCGAGCGGCTACCGCCTCGACCGGATCGTGCGGACCTCCGCAAATGCCGGCTTCGAGCGCGGGCAGCTCGAATCGTTCCGCAAGGCCGGGATCAAGCGCCGAGCATGGCTGACCGAACGAGACCCTCGCGTGCGGGGCAAGCCGGGAGACTCGTGGGACCACCGCTCGGCGGACGGGCAGACGCAACCGGTCGAGTCGGCGTTCTTTATCGAGAACAACCGGGGCGCCGGCGAGAGCCTCCCGTATCCGGGGGCGCCGTCCGGGAGCCCCGGCAACACGATCAACTGCCGGTGCAGCCAGCGCCCGAAGGCGGATTGACGCGCATCTTACCCGAACCGCAACACCGACCGATGGCCGATACCTACCCGACGCGCACTGAGGATCGCCTGCCGGAGCCGACGCAGGAGCAAATCGGGCTCGCCTTAGAGATCGCCCGCCGCGCTCTCGACGGGGAGCGCATCGAGCTTTACGGCGTCGAGGACGAGGGCAGTGACAACGGCCGCCGCCTCCGCAGCCGGCCCGTCAACCGAGGGCCTATCGAAGAGGCGTAGCGCCTCGGCTCCGTGCCGGTGCCCTCCCGGTAGAACGCCGCCCTGGATTTGTTAAGAAGAGGTTAAGCGTATACGCATAGGGAACAGGTATACGCATTGGGTATATAAGCCAACCCATTAAGACAGGGCGGGGGTCGATAGCTGCTCACTCAAGCTCTACTTTTTGACATGGAAAAGTTCTTCTCCAATAACGGTCGAGAGTTCAGTCTAAGCGCCGGTTACGACTCGTCTTGGGCCGTTAGCTACATCCTGCTCCATGACCATGACTCCGTTTTGACGGAAGAGGGGACCCCGATCAAGTTTCGTTACGGTCGGGGAATGCCCCGCGATAGTCGGAAGGAAGCGATTGAAGAGGCGAAGTCTCGGGTTCGGGATAAGTTCGGAATCCACGAGGGTCCCGTTCCTGCCGATTGGAGATAGCCGCCTGACGAGCCGGTCGGTCCCGGCGAAACGGGCCGTGAGGCCCGTCGCGGTAGCCCGCACTCATTACTCGCTCACTTAAAGCAACAGTCTGTTATGAACACAGCCCCAGAAAAGCACGAGTCCGTTTCCAACGACGCCCAAGCTGATTCGGAGGACCCCGACGAGCTCCCCCTAAGCAAGAACCCCCCACGAGGATTAGCGATGCAGGATGCTCCCAGCGAGCTCCGCAACGAGAGCGACCCGATAGAGTATAGAGCCGCCTGACGAGCCCGGTGGTTCCGGGCGAAAGCGCGGGGGGCGATCCCCCGCTCGCGGTAGCCACTCCGCTCGATACTCGCTCACTCAAAGCAGAATAGCAACCATGACTCGTTTCGAGATCGAAGCTGACATTAACGGAGACGGAATCGGACGCACGCAGGCTGAACTCGATTCAAGGGCAGACGCCCTCCGCAGGGCTCGGTCGCTTGCCGAGAAGGCAGAGGGCCGCGTGCAAGTCTGGATGGAGCGTCTTGACGATAGCGGGCTGACGCGCCGCCGCGTCTGGCAGTCCGAGGCAGTCGAGATCCTTTCGTATTAGCCGTATGACACCTACACACAACGCCCCGTCCCGGCCGATGCCGAGGCGGGGCGTTTTTTTCGCTCACTCAAAGCACCCTCCTAAATGCCTATGCCTACCGACCGATCCGAATGGGCCGGCGCCGAGATCCGGCGCCTCCGCAAGCGGCTCGGGATGAGCCAGGGCGAGTTTGCCGAGCTTGTTGGCCTCCCGACCTACGACGGAAGCTCCCCCCGTCTCTCCGATATTGAGAACGGCCGCCGGGACCCGTCCGGCCCGTTGTGCAAGCTCCTCTCGCGGATTGCTGACGAGGCGGAGTAGAGGTTGAAACCTCCACGTCGCGGCCGCGTGCATAGCAACTGACTATATTCTTAGACGACCGCGCTCATTCGCTAGAGGGCGGCCCTGACCTCCTCGCCGCAGAGGGGGCCGGGGCCGCCCTTTTCTATTTGCTCCGCCTATGGCTCGACAGACGGCCCGCAGCGCCGACCAGATCCGGTACGAGGGCACCACGGAAGAGGCGTGGACCCCGCCTGACCTGTCCGACTACGCCGACGCGATGGGCGCGGAGGACGTATCGACGACCGGGGACCTTGCGCCGGCCGCGAAGCGCCAGATCGCCGCAATGACGCTCATGGGCGAGGCGCGAGCGTCCCGTTTCGACGAGCTTCAATCGTATCCGGTAACGGAGGCGGGCGGCCGCCTGAACCGGAACGCCCTCGACGCCGCCCGCCGGCTCCGGGGACAGTCCTCCGACCCGGCCGGCATCGAGCGTGTGACGCGCCGGCTCTTGAACGAGGAGTTCGACGCCGGCATCGAGAAGCCGTCGAAGGCGGCGAAGGACCGGACCGACGAGGAGTGGGCCGAGCGGATACAGGCGGGCGAGGAGCAGACGAACTTTCCTCAGGACGGCGGCGACGACGAGCCGGTGATGCAGAACAGCGCGTACGACCAGCCGGACGGGGAGTTCGTCGACATTCTGAAGGAGGAGCACCCGGAGATTTGGGACGCCGGTGGGAATCAGCGCGGGAACGACGCCTACGAGATGTGGCGCCGCTACCGGGACGGGGAGCGGTCCGATGCGGTTAAGGGGTGGATGTACGTCCGGGAGGATTGGGCGGCCCGCCACTCCGAGGACGGGAGCCAGTTCAACAACGACGACGGGCCGGAGCCGGTCCCGAGCAACGTCGGCGGCGTCGTCGCGCAGATGAAGTGGGGCGTCGTGCCGGAAGGGCGCGGGACGCTGACTGCGCAGCAACAGAAAGACGCGATCCTGGCCGCGATCAAGACCATCGAAGAACGGGAGGAGGAGAAGGGCGCCCGCAAGTTCCTACACGAGATCAACGATCTTATGTCGAGCCTCAACGAGCAAGCGGATCGGCAATTGCACCGCACTTCCGGCAAGGTCGGGGACGTTGTGGCAGAGAAGTTTGCGGAGGCCACGAAAGACGAAGAGATCAGCGATCAGGTCGAGGAGACGCTCCGCGAGAAGGCGGAGGAGCACAACGAGGAGCACGCCGATGGGCAGGACGACCCGCACCGGGTCACGTACGGGATGCTCGCGGACGTATTTCGGCGCGGCGTCGGCGCCTACAACACGAACCCGGAGTCCGTCCGGCCGAATGTCGATTCCCCGGAGCAGTGGGCGTACGCCCGCGTCAACTCGTTTCTCTACGCCGTCCGGAACGAAAACTTTCAGGGCGGGGAACACGACCGGGACTTGATGCCGGAGGATCACCCGCTTTACTCAGAGACAGAATCGGACAAACGCGCCGCAGTCAAGATGGACATGCCGGAGCAGGAGCCGTTCGCCCTTATGGGCACCGATCCGGAGATCGGGGAGGCCGGCGCCTATTACCCCCTTTACACCGAGCCGGCAAAGGCGATGATCGCCTCCTACACCGGCGAGATTCACGAGCACGAGTTCGAGGGCGTCGACCGGACGCTCTATATGCAGTCCGACGACCGGCAGGTACACGGCGGCGACCCGGATGAGGTGCCGGAAGGGATGCCTATGGTCGAGGCGATGGAGGACGGCATGGCGATGGACGAGGACGGGATGGCAATGGATGAGGAGGAGGACGGGATAGCCGGGGGCGAAGACGGAATGGCGATGGGCGAAGAGGACGAGGAAGAGATGTACGGCGCGACGGTCGGCGCAAACCGGTACGGCGGCCCGCGCAAGGATACGCTCGTCACGCGGGGGCAGGGCCTCAAAATGCTTTCCGGCGTCAAAGCAGACGGGACCGTGAAGGTCGGCGGCTACGGCATCCTCTTTACCGGCCCGGACGACCCGGACCTCGACGGGCAGTTCTTTACGGCGGAAAGCGACTTCTGGCTCGACGGCCGGAAGGACGCGGCGGCGTGGGCAATCTACGGGCACGGCATGGACGAGGTAATGGGCGTAAAGCGCCTGTCCCCGACCCCGTGGAAGGCCGAGATCGACGAGGCCGGCGTGTGGATGGAGGGGCAACTTGAAATCGCAGACAAGTACGACGAGATGCTCGTCGAGGAAGGCATCAAGCCGGGGAAGATGGGCCTTTCGACCGGCGTGCCGCCGCACCTCGTCCGGACCGAGCAGAAGGGCGGAGCGGAGCACATCAAGACGTGGCCCTTCGCGGAGGTGTCGATCACGCCGCAGCCGGCGGAGCCCGCGACACGCGGGCCGCTCGGCGTGCAGAAGGGCGGCGCGGTCACGCCCCTAAAGGGCCTCCGGATGCCCTCGTTCAAGTCCGTCGTCGGCTCGCCCATGCCGACCGGGAAGGCCCTCTCGACCGATCAGAAGATCGACAAGATCCGTCAGGCGTGGCTCGACGAGTACGACACACGCGAGACGCACGCCCACGTCGCCGCCGTCTACTTAGGCGA